CACATATATTAAGGTAATCAATGAAAATAATATCAGGTCTAAATGACTTCTTAAGTGCAAGTTCATTAAGAAGTGACTTAAAGTGTCCAGCATGAGCAGAAGCAGTAGGATATTCTTTTACAATCAAAGTCCCTTGAGTTTTCTTAGCAATGTTAGTCACCTTTGTCTCAAACATTGCTTTGGGCAAACTTGCAATATCTTGAATAGGAACGTTCAAGAGGTTTGCGTCAATTCTTTCAGCAATGCGTTCTTCTGCCATTTCCATTGTAATGTACAGAACGTTCCTCCCTTGGAGCAAGACGGAGCTAGCAACATGGCACATGAATAGAGACTTGCCGACACCCGTACCAGCAAGAGCGACATTAAGAGTTTTGTTAGGGAGACCGCCTTTGGTAATTTTGTTAAAGTATTCGAGATCAAATTCAATTTTTTCCTCCTTACGGTGATAAGATTCGTATCGTTCTTCGTAGTCTTGTAAGTAATCGTGACCAATGTGAGTGTCAAAACTTACCGCCAATGCATCTTGAAGAATAGAAGGAATACTATCCCGACTTTTCTTTTCATCTTTACCATCAGCAATATGAATTGATTCCATTAGTGCCAAGTAAATGGCACGATCACGACACCACTTTTCAGTTTGATCAATCAACCACTGAAATTCTGTTGTAGTCTCATTGAGATCATTAATTAAATTAATGATATCCTTAAAAGAACTTTCATTAATGTCTTGACGACTCTCAACCTCAATACAAAGAACTTCTTTGGTTACTTGTTTATTATATTGCTGAATAAAATTGAAGATCTCTTCGAATACAATCTTTTGAGAAGAATCTTCAAAATATTCTGTCTTGATAAAAGGAATAACTTTTCTAGAATACTCTTCATTATGAAGAAGATTTTTTAGAATGAGATATTCAACTCTCTCCATAACTAAATTCCTTTTGAGCAATATCGTCCAATTGTAGCATCACTTTCTCAGTAAAGTAAACCTCAGGTTCCTTAAGAATCTGCTTGGCATAAATTTTCTTACCATTCATTTCATAACGACCGGCAACGTTCTTCCAAAGTCCACCAATCTCACCGAGTTCAAGAAGACCGTAATATCTATCAAGACCACGCTCATCATAATAAAGACGTATTTCCACATCTTTGTTCTCCTTACTCAAACGCGACTTAGCAGTCTTAGCTTTGATAATGTTACCAATAACTTCCGTTCCATCCTTTTCTTTCTTTTTGCTGAGATAAATGATTGAAGACGCTGCGTACTTGAGTCCGCTGCCTCCACCCATTTCTTTAGTTGGTACATAAGCTCCGATAACATCGTAGGTATGATTAGTAACGATCATTGGAATTTTTGCCTGACCAAGTTTAAGAGTAAGCATTCGGAATGCGCCCTTTACAAGTTGAGATTTGGTCATATCCCTAACTTGCTTATCATTCAAAGCATCATTAATCTCTTTCTCAGTCGAAAGCATACCCAGAGAGTCTAGAACAAACATACAAGGTTTGCGTTCCTCTTCTGGTTTCTTAAGATATATATCTACTGCCTTAAGTGCTTTGCTGCGGAAGTCCTCAATGGTTACAACATTAACTACTACAAGACGAGAGGTGTCAATACCCTTAGATTCAAGTAAGGATTTGGTAATAGCTGCCTCAGAATCAAAATAGAGACAATAACCATCGGGATTGGAATCAAGAAAATTCTTAACAACGGCGAGACTGAAGAAAGTCTTTCCAGTAGAAGACTCTCCAGCAATAGCAGTAATCTTATTCCCAGATACACCACCAAATACACTACCTGAAACCAATGCATTAAAAATGTAAGAACCCGTGTCAACATAAGTTTCAGTCTCATCAATGTCTGATGCAAGTTTGGTGAAATCGTCACCAATTTCTTTTACAATATCGTTTAAAAAATCCATAATTTACCTCTAATATATTACGAAAAAAATGATTCTAGACTTGATGTTTTTTCAATTTTCCATCCGATAGATTCCAAAATAGTTCTGATTGGTTCGACAAAACTTTTCTCAAACTGAAGATCATAATCAACATATTGTTGAAGATTAAGCTCTTTAGGAAACTCTTGGATAAATGAAATCACATTCTCATAGATCGAATTTGGTTTCTTAAGATAGCAAAACTTAATTTTTTCACCATTCTGAATAAGTGAATATTTATTGGTCAACTTATTCTTTTTGATATAGTGATTAAAAAGCAAAGCACCTCTTACATGAATAGGAGTTCCCTTAGCATAAATTGATGAAGAAGACTGATACTTTACAACATCAGATACACTTCTAGGAAATGCAATTTCTTCTGGAGAAAGTTTCCTGAACTTTGACCTACAAGATTCAATAAAGTCAATAACTTCATCTTCAGTTCCAGTCATCATCAACTTAAGAGCATCCTTAATCATCTTACGACAAGGAGCAGGTGTTGAAGACTTAACTGCTTCAATACCCATAATCTTAAGTTTGGGTTCAGAATAGCGAACACCTTCACTATCCCATACGTTAAGAATGTATCGCTTCTTCGCAGTCCAAATACCACGGTCAGCAATATTCTCACGCTTCATTTGCATCTTTTGTTCGTAGGCATTGACGTACTCTGCCAATTCTTCGTAAGAACTTTGAATATACTTTTCAAATTCCACCTTACACACCTTATCAAGGAATGATACAACTTTCTCATTAGTTTTCTCTCTGCCTTTGAATACGCTGTCAACCAGAGGACCCATATTGAGGTAGATAGAATCAGTATCAGAAGCAATAACATAATCAACATCTTTCGTTCTCAGAGCTTTGTTAATGTGTTTGTTTACTTTACTTTCAATCCAACGAATAGACACTTGCCCAGAAAGCGTGATTGCTTCCGCATTAGCAAGTTTATAGTATCGGAAATATTGGTTTCCAATAGCACCATAAGCAGAGTTAAGAGAAATCTTCTTTGCCATCTGAATATTATTACATCGGGCAATCTCTTTCTCCAACTCTTTTGTGGGAGTTATTTGATACTGCTGTTTAGCAGCAAGCATCTTCTTCTTAAAGATTACACGGTCACCATACATCTTCTCCATAAGTTCCGGAAGCATACCCTTAACATCCTTACGATACATTGCTCCATTAGCACATACCGCATTGTCCTTATACATCTCAAAACTAATCTCTTGATTAAGAATTTTGTTTACAGTAACTGTAGGATGCCTTTCTTCCAAAAGGGTTTCAGGGGAAATATTATATTGCATGATCAGGTGAGGGTATAGGGAATTGAGGTCAAAACTTACAACATAATCATATACACCAGGCACAGGTTCCTTTACATAAGCACCAGCATACTTTTCACTCTTATTCTCCCTCTTCTTTGGAGGAATTACAATATCACGCTTTTTGAGATAGTTGTAAATAATATTATCCCACATGCGAACTTGATAGAACACGTCAGAATAATTAACTTTTGCGTCATATGCCATTGTCAAAGCAAGTTCAATAAGTTTCATCTTGTCTTCCAAACGGTCAACAAGTTCCACGTCAACGATGTTATATTCAATAAACTTTTGCCATCCTTGAGTATAAAAGTCCTTAAAGGTATCAAACTCAGAGTGGTCCAGTTTCTTCTGACCAAGTTCAACTTCTGCAATGTAGTCTAGGCGATATGATTCTTGTGCCTTATAAGTAAACTTCTTATAGAGATCAAGATAATCAAGTTGAGTAAGTCCTCCAATTTCAAATGTGGTGTGCTTACGTCCCATCATCTCAACACTACCTTCAGTCACAAGTCCCCAGTTAGAAAGCCTTTTCATCAGTTTCTCACCAAGAACTCTATTAAGACGCTTGCAAATATATGGAACGTCATAGAGTTGAATGTTCCATCCAGTCACAACATCCGGAACATTACACATCCAATAGTTAATAAAAGAACTTAGAAGTTCATACTCAGTTGGGCAATAGTGATATGTTACATTTGACTGTTTATTGATAAATGGTTTTGCTCCCCAAGTAATAATCTCCTTTGTAGTATAATCTTGAATAGTAATAGCAAGAATCTCTTCTACGCAAGATTCAACATCAGGGAAACCCTGTTCTGAAGCAACCTCAATGTCAAGAGTTACAAGTTTAATTTTGCTAATATCAAACTTGATTTCATCTTCAGGATATTTTTCTGAGATGTATTGGTAAATGTATCTATCGTTTCCGTATATCTCAAAACCCTCAACACCTTCATACTTACCATAAAACTCTCTACAATCTCTGATTGTTCCTGGTTTGATTGCTTCTACAGTTTCTCCTTGAAGTGTTTTATATTTACTTTCATTCTTTGATTTTACAAATATAGTTGGAAAAAATTCTTCTTTGGTTTCAAATCTCTTTCCATCCTTAACACCACGAACCAAAACCTTGTTTCCAATCAATTGAACATTAGTATAAAAATTCATTACTTAATAAGGTCTTCGTATTTTTTCAAGAGTTTTTCAGAGGGTTCTGCAATAGTGAGGATCTTATCTGAAGAAATCATAAAGGTATCTTGACTGGAAAAATCAATCAACCATGAAGATAGAGTTTCATTTGACTGGTTCAACAAAAATGGTTTAGTGAGTTTACAATCAGGTTCACCAACATCAGCACCAACTTCCTCAATGTTAGAAACAAGTATTTGATTATTTGTAAGAAGCAATAACTTAATCATGGTAATCCTAGAGACACTTTATTCTAGCAATAAAAAAGGGAGGTGTCAACTGGATTTTGCCAGTTACCTCCCCGTCTGCGCCGACGATATTCAGTTATATTTATTTACTTTTTAGGTGTGATGAAGAATGCTCCTCCCATTACAGTAGAAAAGATTGTGAGTGTTGCTAAAAATTCCCATTTTTCAACAAGTATTATGGTAGCGTATTTGCGATAGGTACACCAATAAAAAGAGTCATCAGTGTTCCAAATACTAGGGTAGTGGCGGTGTAGTTCATAGTCCGTCCTCCAAAGCACACATTATATATTCATTATGTATCATATTGATACAAAAGTCTGTAACTACTGCTACTGATCGATACTCAAATGTTTTGGTTTAAAGATAATCTTTTCTTTGGTGGTGCTCTGGAACGATCTTTTTTAGTTCGATTCTGAGGAGTCCGTCTTCAAAGGTGACCCTTGATACTTCGGTGTCGTCGGATAAGGTCCATGCTCGTTTAAAACTTCTTTGAGCCAAACCCTTGTGGATAAACGTCCTGTCCGATTCTGAATCGGATTTTTGCCCTTCGACAAAAAGTTTTCCATACTCTGTGAACGCATGAACTTCCTCCTTTTTAAATCCTGCAAGAGCAATTTCAAGATGAGATTCTACATTACTTATCTGAACAAGGTTGTATGGCGGATAGTTTGATGTAGTTTCGTGAAGGTTAAACAAACGATCAAAATATTCATCCATACCAATACTGTTCTTTGTGATCCTATCCATCAGGGCAGGAAGATCCGACGCATTATACCGCATGAGGTTAGTCATTATTCTAGCTCCTTTTTAAAGCGAGTTTGTGTTGTGTGGACCCTTTCGGCATCCAATACTAATTATACAAGACAATAAAAAAAGAGGAACGGAAAAAACCGAACCTCTTTATACGGTGTTCCGACTTTTGTAGAGACCGCACGAAAGGCCTCAGTCTTATTTATGCCTCAGCAGGCTTAACTTTCTTACCAATGTTATATTTTGTTTCCAGAATCCAGTCTCCCTTATCCTTATAAGCAAGAACTTTAATCTGATTCAGAGGAGCAATATCACGAATCTTTTCAATATCTACGATACTAATCAGACCCCAATCAGCAAGAAGTTGTGCGA